CGTGTCCAAAGTGTGTGTCGCTGACTAAAAATATTGCTGTCATATTTGTTCCTAAAACTAATTAATAAATTCTAATTTAATAAATCTTGCTGGATTAAATTTATTTAAATCCTGGCTGGCATTTTCAACAGTTCCAATAGGAAATTCGTAAGGAACATCCTTTGGATCCAAATTATATTTCCAAAGCCAATTTTGAAATTGATCAGATTTATAAAGGTTTTTTCGATTGTCTGCTAAATCAATTATAAATCCTCCAAACGATCCTAACCTTCCGGTACAGTCATCAGCAGTTGGATCATCATTTTCATAAAATGCTTGTAAAACAGGTTTTCCTAATATGGAAGCGTTTAGTATAACTAGTTGCTCTGTAGAATCTACATAAGAATTAAAGTTGTGTTTGATATCATCCTCAGAAAATTGAAACCAAGTTGATATGTTTACTCCATCTCGCTTAGGTAAAAATAATAATTCAGGTAATGGATATTGCTCAACAACAAATTTTTTATTTTCATGTGGAATGGTAAATTTTTCTAATTCATGCACACTAACATTAATTTTTTCTACGATAGCAAACCATTCTTCATAGTTGACCTTATTGGGTATAAACAAAGGATCGTACAAATTTTTCTCGCTCCAATTCCATAGGACATTGTATGTAAAAAATCTATGCCAATAATTTAGTGTTTCTTGATTGCGATCAAACGTAGCAGGTAAACTTCGTGGCGGTGTAAATCCTATTGATTTTAATTTGTCTACTGCGCTGACAATATTGTTCCACTGTTTTTCCATTTCTGTAGTAACATTAGATCCTATAGAAGATATACCGCTTGTGCTACACTCATAGTTATTGAAATTTTTAAAATAATTAAACCAGCGAGCCACAGTTGAGTTATCAAACAAGTTAATTAAAATGTAACTGTTGTTGTCAAATACAGCTTTTAGTTTCATATTAGCATTCTCAATGTGGCGCTCCGTAGCAGAATCGAACTGCTCTTACCTGCGTGAAAGGCGGGTGTCCTAACCGATAGACGAACGGAGCGAACTTGGCTCCCCTCCACAGATTTGAACTGCGACGAACGGTTTTGGAGACCGCCATGCTACCGTTAACATCAAAGGGGAATTACTTTATTGCTTATTATAGCAAATTCATTTTATTTTGTCAATCTTCTATTTGATGATAGACTTGCTCTCTAGCCTCAAGCAGGGCCTGCGCCCTGGCTATTTTGGCTTCGTAGAGAGCAGCAACCTGATCCTTGGTAAGACCAGCATATCTATAGGCTTGATTGACGATTGTGTCGTTAAGTTTGTCATAGTTAATGTTGCTCATACTTTCTCCTTTCTCGAATAAAAAAGCCCCGGTGTTATTAGTACCAGGGCTCATAAATTAGTGATTTAAATATAATCGACTATTCAGAACCCTTCGCCCATAAGCAGACCAGCACCCAATTTAATAGTGCTTCAATACCTGCTGATTGGTTAATATAGTTTGTCATAATCAGTTATTATATAATTTTATTTATCTTTTGTCAAGTATTTTGATTGACCTTGCCGTAAATTAAAAATAAAAAGCGAGGATCAAACCCAACGTTGGCAGATGCATGAGGTACATCCTTATTGCTCCATGTATAAACATCGCCTGCTCGCCACTTTATAAACTCTGTTCCTAATTGGAAAAATTGACCCATTTTCCAGTCATCAAAAAATATTAAATAAGTTTTATCTTCTAAGTCAGTGCCCCATTCTTGCTGTTTTGGTCTATCAAAGTGCAAAGCAAAATATTGTCCAGGTTTTTGTAGGCGAACACTTAATACCATTTTATCTTCTACCATACCTAATTTTTTAGCAAAGAATTTTTTTAAGAATTCTTCTTCATTGGCTTCCGCGTTAGGCATAAAACAATCTGTAGCTTCGCCTGCTAATAATTCTTCATATTCGGGATCATTCATATACTCGCGCATGGTATCAACAGATAAACCAAGTCCGTAAGCAGCTGCGTTTTGATACGATAGATCTGAAAAGAATTTTTTTGTTGTTACTTGGTATTTTCCGGCAGCGTGATTTTGTTTTATTTTAGCCATGAGTTTTCCTAGCTGTGGATACAGGTTCATTACTGGCACAGTATCCTTGCTCCAATCAAAATCAGTTACTTGGTGTGTCTGTTGATAGTCAAACCATTTTTTCATAGCATTTTACCGCCATCTATAACAAAACAGTTGCCAGTAGTAAATTTCATTAGTGTAGCTATGGCTTCTACTGCTGACGCAATGTCTTCGGGAGTAGCTATTCTTTTTAATGGAGTAGCATCAGCTATACGATTGCAGGTGTCTTTGGATAAATCTAAAAATTCAGTATCAACCGCGCCAGGGCATACCGACACAACTCTTATCTCTGGAGCTAACGCCAGTGCCAAATTTTTTGTCATATTTTCTATGCCAGCTTTTGCGGCAGTATAGGCAATGTTACTGCCAACGCCAGGTTTGATAGCGGATGTTGAACTGATGTTTATAATCAATCCGTTTTGGCTTTTTTTTAGTAAAGGATTAAATGTTCTTATAACAGAAAATGTTGATCGCAAATTTACAGTCAAGATCTCGTCAAAAAATTCATCTGTGAGATCTTCAAGATTTTTGTGTGGTATAGTTTTAGATATGCCTGCGCAATTAATTAACATATCACAATTATCTAATTGATCAGCAATGGCCTGTATGGAGCTGGTATTGACAACGTCGCCTAATACCGCACAGTGAGTGCCAGGCAGTTGGTTAAGACGTTGCTGTAAATTTTCTACGTTACTTCTGGTGATGGCTATAACATTAGCGCCAAGATTGGATAATCGTTCAACTATAGCAAAACCAATACCGCCAGCGGCTCCAGTTATAACCACTGTCTGCTTGTCGAGTGGGTTGGTATTCATATTTGATATTTATTGCTATCAAATAATGCCATAAATAATGTTACTGCCAATTCTGTCAGAAAATTAATGCCAAATTCCATAACCTTGCCTGATCAAGTTCGATTACTAGAAGATACTCCATTGCCATTAAGCGAAGTAAGCCGTACTGGTTACTATTCTGTAGGCGAAAAATTATACATTCATAAAATATTAGCTCTACAAGAAGCAACTCGTAGCCACCTGCCTATTCAATGGCATTTCCAAGACAAAGAGTATGGTGCTCAAAACTGGAGAGTAAGTAATAATTTAGGACTCAAAGAAATGTATCGATTGCGGGCTCAACAACTGCGAAACAAATACAAGTATATAATGTTATTATGGAGCGGCGGCGGCGATAGTACCACTATGATCCATGCTTTTTGCGCCAACAATATACACGTAGATGAAGTTCTTATTTGTTGGCCAATCACTCTTCAAGATGGTGTGGCCAAAATAGATCCTACAGATATATCTAGTACCAATATGCCTAGTGAATGGGAATTTTCTATTAAACCTCTAATGGAACGTTTAAAAAAACAATATCCCAAATTAAAAATTACAGTTCATGATACCGGTCTGAACAAGTTTGAAGACGCTGACGACACAGTCCTTATAGCGGAAAAGCATAGCTATATGGGCATACAACGTTGGCGTAGTGTTGATTACGAAGTGCGCACTCGTATGGAACAACTAGGGCACGACGATGTTGTCTGTGTTTGGGGAGTATCTCCTGTAGAGATTACTTTGCTAGACGATTGGGTAGCTGTGCAGTTTTCCGATTTGTTTCTTGGAGCCGGAGTTCGTAATGATATTACTATAGAAGGTTGGCGAAGGAAAGTAGAATATTTTTATTGGACTCCTGATATGCCAGAAATTCCAAGAGAGCAGGCGCACACATTAATGCGCGACTTAAATATCAATCCTGAAATGAAAAAAGCAGTCCTTCAGTTAAAAATGCAACCTGATAGAACATTCAAACCAGTTGAAAATCAAATTGACGGAACCATGCGCGGCGAACTAAATCGACGCTGGAAAAAATCTTTATTTTATGATTTATATCCTTTGGATAATTTCCAAGTAATCAAGCAGTATGACACACATTGGGACGCTCCTTGGGAACAATGGATAGGCCGACACCCTCACGCACAGGAAGTATATGCTCCCTATCGTAGTGCTGTGAAGGCACACCAAGCCTTGATCGATCCTAAGTTTTTTAGAATTGTTAACGGCCACGTAGCATCATATCAGCATTGCTATTCGCCTTGGTACATGATAGGTCGATTAAATCCTGAACCAATTATTATGCCAAAATAAAAGGACCCGGAGGTCCTTTTATTATATTCTAAAATTCTATTAGAATGTATGACGCATACCTAGAGCATAGCCATTTGCGCTATTGCCAGGTGTATTGATTGATGCTGTGCTCGATGTCTGTGTAGAACCAAAGATTGCATACAAATTAGTGCGCTTACTCAACCAGTAGTTAGAACCTAACTGATATGTAGTAAAGTTAGCAGTTGGTTGGCCTTGACCAAAAGCTGTCAATTTTCCTAAACCGCCTTGTGCCCAACCTTCAATACGTGGAGTGATAAAGCCGCGAACACCAATCTGCTCTGCTTTACGTTGACCAAAGTAGCTGGTATCTAATGAGTCGGTTACCTTGCGATTAATATACTGAGCATAGGCCTTTACAATTCCAAAGTCGTATGTGCCAGCAACGTAGGTTTGATTGTCGTGAGTATTAACATCTCCACTTGCTGTATTCCATATACTTGGAGTTGGACTTGTGAGTGTGCCTGTTGTGTTATTTTTAAGTGCTTGATAGTTGGCTGTTAAAAATAATTTTTGTACAGCATAATTCAAACCCAATCCCCAACCGTTGGAATTATTTTGTCCGCCGGCAGTGGCACTTGTTTGTGTAGTATTTTGATTGTTAGCTACTACCAGACCTGTTGCGGTAAAGCCGTTGAATGAATCAGAAGTCAGTGCTAAGGAGTTAGCCACGCGAACAGTGAATCCGTCGCTGCTGTTACCACTTGCGTTGGTAGTTGTACCTGTGCCGCTACCTTGTGGGTATGGAGTTGAACCAGAGTTACCATTGTTTTGTGGGCTCTGAGCAAATACCGCATCACCAATCATGTTGTTCAATTCGCCTGCGTCAGTTACCGCAGCCGCATTAAAGATTGGTGTGTACTGTGTACCAACAGAAACAGAACCCAAACCAGATTGTTTCAAACCAACAAATGACTGACGATTGTTAAATGTAGAAAGTGTTGAGTTAGCTACATTCAAACCGGTTTCAAGAGTAAAGAAAGCAGTTGTTCCGCCGCCTAAATCTTCTCCACCTTTGAAACCCAAACGACTTGCTGTTTCGGCATTGTCGCCAAATGTGTTTGTGTTTTGTTGTGTAGTAGGCGATACTGATGTGCCTTTCATATTAGTACCAATGTAACCTGCGTCAATAATACCGTACACAGTTACACTAGATTGTGCTTGCGCCAACGTTGCCGCCGCGGCCAAGATAGATGCCAATAATAATTTTTTCATGTTTTATTTTTCCTTGTTGAAAGTTAATGGATTGAAGCCACTAAAATACTTAGTGAGTTGCAATAGTTGATAAAAATTTTTGTTAGTTATTTGGGAAAGCCAAAACTTTCCCAAATGTTAACAATTTAGTGTTTTTGAATTTGCTCAATCAAGCCCGAATCAAAATAACCCGAGTTGTATTTGTCGTATACCGATTGTGTCTTGGCTTTAACGTCAGCTAATTCGTCTGCGCTCAATTGAAGAACGCTAACGCCCTTGTCTTTGAGTTTTTGTAGACTAATTTCGCCATCCTTAATACTAAGAGCACGTTCATTACGAGCAGCTTCCTTGGCAGCGGCCAAGAATACTGATTGAACGTCGGCTTCTAAGTTATTCCACCAATCAACGTTAACCACAATGCTGGTTAAGAATAAACTGTGATTAGTTTCGATAACAGTCTTGATCCATTCATCACACTGGTCTGGAAAAATTCTTTGTGTAACATACTCAGCTCCAGCCACTTGACCTGCGCGAACAATATCTAGTGTTTGCTCTAAGTCAGCTGGAACCGGGGTAGCACCCAATGCTGCAATTGTATCTATTGCCTGTGGTGCCAGGCCAGAACGAATAGGTAAGCCAATGATTTCGCCTAGACTAGTTACGGTATGATTTAAGGGCATAACTCGAAAACCACCACTATAAGTATAAGCCAAACCTTTTAATTTGCTTTCTTGATCAAAGTTGTTCAACAAATAATCACCAACTGATCCTTCTAAAACTTCAGCGGCATGATCATGATCTTCAAACAAATAAGGCATATCTAAAACGTGCATTTGCTTGTTAAACTGGCGGGCCAAACTGGTTGTTTGCATTTGTGCGATTTGAACAGTATTATCCTGTAAAAAACGCCACAAATTATGACGACTAGCAGACTCCGTTGGTTTGTATTGGTCATTAAATTCTTCAGCTGTAAGAATTTCAATATCAATGTTCAAACCTTTTCCAAGCTCACTCACTATACGTTTAAAATCTTCAGCTACACGATAGAACAAGTATGCTGGCTCGTGTGCGATAACCCAACGAATTTTTGTATGTTTCATTTATTTCTCCATGAATTTATAGCTTGCATTAAATGCTACGGCGGGCGTTCTATGCGTATCACACTAGTAAAAGAGTATAATTACTCTAAGCGTCCGTTTAGTCCGACGTCAAACATATTGGCGTTGCTAGTATTATTTAGCGCAGTTTTTTAAAAAATTATTTTTCCAATAGGAAGTGTCCGTTAATCATGCCCACAAATCCATTTAAACGACCGTCAAATTTATAGCTCAAATATTTTTTATCTATGTGTTTTTCTACGTAATCTATGCCCATGCGCCAGCAATCGTGTATTCTTGTACCTTGATAATGCTCAAAAAACCAGTTATCCCATTCTGTATAGACTGATCCGCTAGTTTTAACGCACTGGAACGTGTTTAAATCCCACTCGGGATAGATAATTGAACGAGTTATAATTTCGTAAGCATTTCGCTTACTATAATCTAAGTTAGGCCATGCTAGTATTGGTTTAAGCATTGGATGTTGCTCAAACCATGTCATAATCATATGAGCCTGTTTTACAACTATTTCTGGCAAATCTGGAGTCCAAAAAAAGTAAACATTGTCTATGTTGGTATACTCGCTTCGATTCCAACTTCCCCTAAACGAATTTGTGATAACATCTACAAAATACAAACAATATTTTCCGTCTTTGATACAAACCTTTGGTTTGTCCACTCCAAACACAGCCGCAGTTCTTAGACCGCGATCAAGTGTTTTTTGTTGATGTTTTGTTCTAGTGGTAGACCATCTAGCAATGTAGTGCGGGTTCAAGTGCTCAACTGTAGATTGTAACCACTCCTCACCATCCAGTTCTGTATAAAGTTCAACTGTTGTATCTGATACGTCCGAGTAGGTAATCTTGGTTAGAGGACTAGCATTTCTTATCCGTTCTAATCCTGTGCGAGTAGTTAGATCAAATTCGGCTTCAATGTTAGCGGCATCCGTCACACCTGGTTCTAATACTATTTTTTTTGTATGCTTACGATTCCATATAGTAACTATTTCATCAATAAAACAGCCGGCCTGTAAAAAGGCATCTACAAGAGTTTGACAATCACTGCCACCGCTATAGTAGACTATTAGGTAATCGTATTGCTCGCGAATTTGTCTGGCCCGCATTTTATACAATTCAAGAATGTCAATAGCTGGCTCAACAGTCCAATCAATATTATTCCATACATGATCATTAAAATGCCATTGCGGGTGTATGTTTAGTTTTGTTCCGGCTATACAGGCATCAATTTTAGAATCAAAACGTTGTTCGCCTACTGTATAGTAACCCAGCTTGTCATTCATTTATTTTTTTTAATGCTTGTAATTTTGCTGGCCAATATTTGGACCACTTTTCATAAAGTTTATTAGTCTCTGCAAAATTCATGTTGGCCGCAGCACAGCGATCTCGATCATATAGTGCTGGAAGTTCTACAGAGTCATTGGCAGCCTTACGCAAAATTTCATGTAGTTCTTTGCGAGTTTTTTCATCTACTGATCCAGCTACAACCATTTGATAGTTACTAACAAGACCGCTGAATCCTTTGATGCCTTGACCATACCAGGTCGGCAATCCAGGATATTCTCTAGTACCGCTGGCTCCAATAACGTGAACCGATCCTGTATCTGTCCATTGTTTTAATTCTGCTGGCAAATCGACATTTAAATCTAGCCGTCCGGCCAACATTTCTTGAGTAGAAATCAGTGTTCCATTAAATGGGATAAAATTCAATTGAGTGTCTGGCAATAAAGTTTGAAGTTCACGAGCGTTGGCCTCAGTCAAACTGCCAAGGATAACTCCTATGTTTAAAAACTTTTCTTTACGAATTTCTTCTAAAGATTTATATTTTACGCTGACAACACTATAAGGTTGACCTGTACATTCAATCATCACAGGTTTAAAATCAGCGGTGCTATAACTTTCATTTGGATAAAATTCAGGACGTATCCAATAACTACTGGAACTACTTAGAATAGCAATGCCTTTATAGTTTTGTATGTATCTGGCCGCGACAGTTCCACCTGCTCCGGGTTTGTTATCATAGTAGAATGTGTATTTGTTTTGTTCCTTATTGGCCTGTTCAACAATAACACGAATAAAGTTGGCTTGATTAGCGCCGGTAGCGAACGGCCAAACAATAGGCACTGGTTGTCCAGCACTAGCTGATAATGATAAGGTTGCCATCATGATGGCTAATAGTTTTTTCATAAATTCTCCGTAGGTTTAAATTTTACTACACTAGCCTGATTAAGTCAAGGCTTATGGATAAGAAATGGGTTGGCACCAATAATTTCATTTGTTTTTTTGGTACGTAGCCCAGTTATTTGTAACGTAATTCGACTATGATGGCTTGCGTTAGCAGTTGCGTGTGGAATGTTAGGCCAATCAAAAATATGATAGTCACCGGCCTGCCACTGCTGATAAACGGTATTGCCGTAAATCATAAACTGTCCTGGTTGCCAATCTTCTAACATGACTGTAATACGTACAATGTCCATTGGATCATAGTCAAACGGCCCTAATGGATCGGCATTGGGTCCGGCAAACCTATGATGGTTCGGGTCAATGTGCACAGTAAACATCTGTCCAGTTAATTGTACGTGGAACCGAGGTTCCACGGGTCCTTCCAAATGAAAATAGTCTATGATCTTTTTGAACTCAGGGTACTGTGTTGGGTCCTCGGCAATATTAGTCAATTGAATTTTGTCAATATCGCCGCCACCATCAGCAATATCTTTGCCACGTTTGTCATAGCTTACAGGCCTTTGAACTCCACCACCGGTCATAGTAATGTTGCCCCAGGTGGACGGAAATGACTTGCTTTTAATATCATCAATCAAATGTGACCAAGTGTTTTCAAAACGGCCCAGTACTTGGTATATAGATCCGGGGGTGTCCACACGTCGGTTGTCAAAATGATAAGTGCTACGCGACTTAGTCCATTCCCAGAGACTATCATATTCACTAAGAGGCACAGATAGGTTAGATTTATTCATCAAATTTTTATTACAAATTATTTAATTGCTTGCGGAAGAACACCGCTTACGGTAGGCGTTCTGTATTAATAATACAGTAAAGACATAACAATGTCAAGCGTCAATTGATCCGACGTCGGAAGAACCCGGCGTTGCTATAACTATTTATTAGTCAACTACAATATTTAAAAAGAAACCCGCCGAAGCGGGTTCTGGTTTTTTCTGTTACGAGGTATTTCCTACCCTAAGCAGTGATTAAACTGCTAAAGATTGGCCTTTGGCTGCTAAAGTGCGGAACTTTACGTTCTTGGCTGAAACAGTTACTTCGCCTGTATTTGCGTTTGCATTTACGAGTTTTGCTTCTTCAACCGGGTTTCCCCAGTCCTAACGGCTTCTACATTGCCGATCCTCCAGTAGCCCTTTAGCGCCAATCGATTCTAATTATGGCCCATCAAAAGCATACTGGGTTGCCTGCGCTCGGATGAGTGAGCCGGTTTTATGCAATATGCTTATGGTGGACCATTCGGGAGTTGCACCCGAGTCTTGATCGCTATACTTCTACCTTCAACGAATTTCTGTTTTGTGGCATACTCTTTTTAAGCCTGCCACTACTAAACCCTTTGTCTAAGTATTCTTGTTTTTTACTTAGATCTATAAAATGTTCCTTAACACCATTATTTACCCAACATTCTTTAATAAGGTGCCCTTTCTTACCTCTAACCCATCCTTCTGGGATAGTATCGTGTATTGTAATACGTTTTACTTCTTTTGTCAATATATTCGATATCCAAATACGACCAAACTGCGAATTAGCTTTACCTGCTTGATGCTTTATTTTTTTAAATGCGACTTTTCGTTTTTCTTTTGCTTTTGGACTTTGAGCACGAATAGTAAGTTCTTTATTTTTTTCGCAAACCTTATCATACCACTCTTTCCACCACTGAGTATTGTTTGTTTTCTGCTCTGTTATAAACTCGTTTAATAGTTTAGCAGACGCCTTGCCGCCGCGTATTGATGCTTCTTTATGCGAGGCACTACCATTATGATGATCCCATCCGCCGTAGCCACCTTTGTGCATATTGTAAGTATCTAAACGTTTTACAAAATCTTCCGTTACTATTTCAGATTCTTTAACGGCCATCTCGTGAGCATCGTTACAGTAACACAATACTTCTTTTTTAAAATTATCTACACCGTATTTTTTAATAGCGGCAGTGATTTGTTTTCCAGAACCAAAATAGCCATTTTCAAAAGGATGTTTGGCAGATTTATGTTTTCCAACATAAATCTTACCATTGCTTAGATTAGTAATTTGATAGACATAGTAATACATAACTGTATTTATGCTGGACGAGAGTTCGACCAACTTTTACTCTTAGACACAGTTTGCCTTCCTTACGGAGGGATTACAACAATTCTTTTAGATAGTTCTTACTTCAGCTAATTTTGGAGCCGGAGTGAACGTATTCATTAAAGCAACAAATGCCGTTGCACTTTCTTGTGTGGACCACACTCTTATAGCGGGACTAGCTAAATTCAAACTAGCATAACTACCATTAGTAGTGCTATTTGCTACTGCGTCGGCAACAAAAGCATCACGTGCAGCAGACTCGTCAGCAGTAAGTGTCCGGCCCATGTCTAACAAAGTAATAATTGTCATATAAATTTCCTTTAATATTTTTTATTCTAAATCTCTCTCGAGATAATCTTTCAATTCTATCAGTGCGTAAATTAATACGGCACTTAGTGCCAAAGCAGCAAAGGTAATCATTAGTTATAACCTTTCACAAATTTCCCGTCAATCTTGGGATTACCGCGAGCGCAAACCTCTAAAAAATTTTCACGCCTGCGTTCTTCGGGTAACGGGCCACAACCTAAGCGACTCCATTCTTTCTCAGAGTAGAAATACTGTTCAACAGGTTTTGTCTTCTGTTCCATGCTCTAATATTTAGCAAATTCTTGGTGGGCGGGGCAGGACTTGCACCCGCACTCCCCAAATTATGAGTTTGACGCTTTACTACTTAAGCTACCCGCCCTAAAACTATTTGCTCTAATTTGCTTTATTTCTTGTTCTTTAATTATACATAATTTTTTAGGGAATTGCGACCATTTTGAGCGGTCTCTGTCTGTTTCATAACCTTTAACTTCTACATACATATCCAATGATTTAATGTAAAAATCTGGAAAGTATGATCGAGTTCCGTTCCAGTTGTATGGAAATGCTTCCGTTGGCCTTGTTGGATTTAATCCTTCTGCTTTGGCCCATAGATAAAAATCCACTTCCCATTGCCCTTGAAATTTAATACCATCTACAATAATTTGTTTTGTTCTACCACGATTTGAAGAGGTGTAGGATTCAGGATTATTTTCAACAGCTCTTCTCATTGCTTGTCTGTGTTTTTCTTTGATACTTTTATCTTGCCATTGTCTTTTATTTTGTACTATGGTAGCTTGTTTTATTTTTGCTCGCCCAGCCTCTGTTAAAACTTCCATGATCCTATTAGGATTTTTTGGGCAACGCCGCACGTGATTACTTAAAGCAATTTTTGTTTCATAATTTTTCTCACAGTGAATACAAGGCGTTGGCAATATAGTTGGATTTTTAAAATTAAACTTAGTATAAGACATATCCAACCTGGTTGGATTATTTTTACATCTTATCTCATGCTGAACTTTTGAATTTAAACTTTTAGCAGGCTTACTACAATATTGACAAATCATATAATGTTCCTTATGATTTATTTACCATAGAAGTCGTCTGCTTTAACCTATTCAAGGATCATAATTGTCAAGGAATTTGTCTAAATCGCCGTACAAATTGGCCATCATAGCTTCTTTGCTACCAAAAAACAGTACCGCTACTGGTTCGCCTTTTTTAGTTACAATATAATAGGGTTGATTCAGCTTGCGATCTAAATCCAACACAGTTTGCATATTGAACCGCATAGAATCTGCAATCCGATATTCATAAAACTTCAAATCCAGTTGTTCTGCCAATACTTTAAATCCTAGAGCGGTCAATCGTAGCCCGCCAGTTGATTTGATGTTGAACCACCAACCTATACGAGCTTGGTCTACTGTAGTGGCGTACTGATCAGGTAGTTGAGCTACCAGTTTTTCTGTCAGTTCAATTTTATTGCGCATAGCGCCTATGGATATACGCGATCGCCTTGCTTTAACAAGACCACTGTGAACTTATCGGTTTTGAATTGGGTGTTGAGTTTCTTAGCCAAATTGATAGCGTGACCAGGATTAGAAAAACTTACCTTCTTATACTTGGGTCCAGGATACTGAACTAATAAATTACTGGTCTTAAGATTGATAGGTTTACTGTCATAGAAGACTGCCCATGTACCTTCTGAGGCTAGTACCTGTTCAGTTTTGTATGTTTGCTTGTTAGTAAGCTCAGCAAGGATTTTTGGCTTTGGTCTAGACACGGATCACTCCCCAAATATTTTTTTGTAAAGCTCTTGCCGCTTTAATTTTTGCTATTGTCTCTGGAGAATGTTTTTTTCCAAGCATTGGATCGGGTTGTTTTGCTCTAGCTTCTTTTATTTTTTGTTTGGTTTCTTCTGTGTGTCTTTGATTTTTAGATTTTTCACTAATAATTTTGCGACCTTGGTCTGTAATTCCAGTATCACCACCCATTAATCCGTCTTCTGGTTTTAAATTAGCATATTCTGTTGATTCAACTATATTATTTTTTTGCGAGTATTCTAACGCAAATTTAACAAGATCTTCTTTTGATGTGAATAGTTGTTTCCATACAGTAGTAACATCGTACCCGTGTTTTTCTAAATGTTTTGTCCAGTAAACACCTGACCCGTGATAAACGTCAGGATTTCTTATGGTTTTCCCAAAGTATTTTAGACCGGTTTTATTGTGCTGTTTTAAATATAACCAAGTAGGTTTAATGTTAGTACTCATACTATTATTTATGTAATAATATACGCAGATTTCTTATTTAAAAGTACCGCCAGATACTGCAATTTCAACTGTTTCCTCTTGTCGACCTGCTATAGCACGTTGTTGATAAGCTCTCAGCTCCAGCAACAGCTCGGTTAGATCTGCGGCTAGGCCCTGTGCTTCGCTAAGGGGCATAGTAAAATCTTTGCCCCCGCGAGCGTTACCACCACGAACTCGATCAATAAACTTTTGTAAGTGTATCATTAATGTTCGCGTTTGAGGAATTTGGCCAGCTTAGGTGGTTCCCAGCCCACTGGTTTGAGAATCTTACCGTCCTCACGACGACGTACCTTACCCAACTGCCGATCAATCTTGGCAAGGTTAGAAGCCATTACTTCTCGCCAGGCCCCTTCGGCATCGGCGCCCATAGAGTTTATTGCTCCGATGGTAACAACAAGAATGTCTACCAGGGCGTCAAGAGTTTCTACAGCATCTTTGTTGGCAATAGCTACCTGTAGCTCGTCGTATTCCTCGGTGATCAATTTGGCATACAGTCTAAATTGATCATCATTCATGCCTGAGATAGTCTGCTCACAGGCTGTCATAAATTTGTCTTGATCGCGAAATGGATTGGTCATTTTGGTTCTGCTTCCTCTTTAGTATGAAATGGTCCTTGATAAGGATATCTTTGTAGTAAGATTAGTTTAGGATCTTGCATGGCAGCCCAGTGACGTCCTTTCTTCACTGTGTACCAACCGGCCGCGTGCCAAGATTTGCTTTTGTTTGTTTTTGTATAGACAGGTAACTTTTGCGGAACGTCCCACATGGGATTGTAAACACGGCCCTTGGCAGGGAATCCGTGTACCATAGAAGTTGTTTTTGTTTTTTCTTTTTTAATTGCAGGTTCAAACGTGATATCAATGTTGCGTTCAACCATCTTGATAGTTTTATATTGCCCTACGATTTGATTATTAAGTTTGATTTGATATCCACCTGTTACTGCTTCAATGTTACCAACTTTTTCATTATTTTGTTGTAATACCCAAAACTGTTTGTCAATTACTGGTTTAGCTACTATGCTCATTAAGCACTCCTTTGTATGTTTCGTTTAACCAACGGCCAAACGAATCAGCATTTTCTGAACACTTGTTGAGTTCATATTTGCCGCAAAACTGCATAAATCTTACACCTACCTGACCTACGTCCTTATGACTAATCTGTTCACGGATACAGGCATCTACTGTTGCCTTAACTTCTTCGGGCTGTGCTGTTAAATCAATCAAGGTACGGTTGCGTTCGTAGTCGTCTAGGACACGATGCTCAATACCGTCTGGGTCGGTCCATCTTTGCAACATAAGGTTGTTCCAACTGTAACCTTTTTTATCCTTGTCAGAAAACGCTTCTTGTAGGCCGACTTTGTTTTTGGTACCTTTCGTCCGAACGCCAGGGAATGCCGAGAACACGTTATCTGAGCTATCGCCGCGCATACACTTCTCGAAGAGAAGCCATTGCGGGTCAGGAATAGTCTTAGGCTCTTTTGTTTTCTTGTCAATAACTGGTTTACCTTTGGCATCAAAAATTCCTTCTATAGTGTGTAATTCGTCTGTAATACCGTTATACTGTTTGACATTTGGTGCTACTAGTTGAACAAAGTCAGTATCGCTAGATACAATGATATGTTCGTCTTGTGGGTGTAAAGCAATCCAACGAGC